ATCGGGTGCCGCCTTTCTAGGCTGCGGGAGTGTTGCCAGGCAGACTGAGTTCCTGGACGGCCTGGGGCCCGAGGAACTGCGGGCGCTGCCCTGGCTGTTCGAGTTCTGGGCGCTGGACCATCAGTTGCCGCCCGAGGGCGACTGGCGGTCCTGGGTGATTCTGGGCGGGCGCGGGGCGGGCAAGACGCGGGCCGGGTCGGAATGGGTGCGCGCGCAGGTCGAGGGTGCGCGACCCCGCCAGCCGGGCCGCGCACGGAGGGTGGCGCTGGTCGGCGAGACTGCCGATCAGGCGCGCGAGGTGATGGTGTTTGGCGAGAGCGGGATACTGGCGTGCTCGCCCCCTGACCGGCGGCCGGAATGGATTGCGGGGCGCAAGATGCTGGTCTGGCCCAATGGGGCGCAGGCGCAGGTGCTGTCGGCGCATGATCCCGACAGCTTGCGCGGGCCGCAATTCGATGCGGTCTGGGCGGATGAGTTGGCCAAGTGGAAGCGTGGCGAGGAGGCTTGGGACAATATCCAGTTCGCGTTGCGGCTGGGGGATGCGCCGCAGGCCTGTGTGACGACGACGCCCAAAAACGTGGCGGTGCTGAAGGGGTTGCTGGCACAGCCGACAACAGTGACGACGCATGCGCCCACGGATGCCAACCGGGCCAATCTGGCGGACGGGTTTCTGGACGAGGTGCGCCGCCGCTTTGCGGGCACGCGCAAGGGGCGGCAGGAACTGGACGGGGTGCTGCTGGACGACGCCGAGGGCGCGCTGTGGACAACGCGGATGATCGAGGCGGCGCGGGGCGAGACGATGCCGGCGCTGGGGCGGATCGTCGTGGCGGTCGACCCGCCGGTGAGTGCAACCAAGAAGTCGGACGCCTGCGGGATCGTGGTGGCGGGCGTGGTGATGGAGGGGCCGCCGCAGGACTGGCAGGCCTGGGTGATCGAGGACGTGACGGTGCAGGGGGTAAGCCCGACCGAATGGGCGCGGGTCGCGATTGCCGCGATGGAGCGGCATGGTGCGGACCGGCTGGTGGCGGAGGTGAACCAGGGCGGGGCGCTGGTGGAAAACCTGGTGCGCCAGATCAACCCGCTGGTGCCGTTCAGGGCGGTGCGGGCGATGCAGGGCAAGGTGCTGCGGGCCGAGCCGGTTGCGGCGCTGTACGAGCAGGGGCGGGTGCGGCATCTGGGCGGGCTGGTGCAACTGGAAGATCAGATGTGCCAGATGACCAACCGGGGGTTTGCGGGCAAAGGCAGCCCTGACCGGGTGGATGCGCTGGTCTGGGCGCTGCATGAGTTGATGATCGCGCCGTTGCAGACCTGGCTGCGGCCACGGCTGCGGCTGCTGTAGCGGCGTTGCGTGGCGCGGGCGGGGCGCGCGGTGCTGTCGGGGCTGGTCAATACCTGAGGGGCATAACCGGCCTTGTTGAGCGCAGGTACCTGTGGCCGGGGCGACGGAGGGAACATGGCGATGTTTGACTTTCTCAAGCGAGGCGCCTCGGCCGAGGTGGTGCCTGTGCCCGAGGTGAAGGCAAGTGCGACCGGGCGCGTCGTGGCCTGGGCGGGGACGGGACGGACGGCCTGGACGCCGCGCGATGTGGTATCGCTGACCAAGGCGGGGTTTCTGGGCAATCCGGTGGGGTTCCGGGCCGTGCGGCTGATCGCCGAGGCGGCGGCGGCGCTGCCGGTGATCCTGCAGGACCGGGCACGGCGCTTTGACAGCCATCCGGTGCTGGCGCTGCTGACCCGGCCCAATATGGCGCAAGGGCGCGCCGAATTGCTGGAGGCGCTGTATGGCCAGTTGCTGCTGACCGGCAATGCCTATGTCGAGGCGGTGGGGGCCGAGGGGCTGCCGCTGGAACTGCATGTGCTGCGGTCGGACCGCATGGCCGTGGTGCCGGGGGCGGATGGCTGGCCGGTGGCGTTTGAATATGCGGTAGGCGGGCGCAAACATCGTTTTGCTGCCGGGGCCGGGGCGAGCCCGATCTGCCATATCCGCAGTTTTCACCCCCAGGACGACCATTATGGGCTGTCGGCACTGCAGGCGGCGGCAAGCGCGGTGGATGTGCATAACAGTGCCAGCCGCTGGTCGAAGGCACTGCTGGACAACGCGGCGCGGCCTTCGGGGGCCATCGTGTATCGCGGGGCGGATGGGGCCGGCGGGCTGAGCCAGGATCAATACGACCGGTTGGTCAGCGAGATGGAAAGCCAGCATCAGGGTGCCCGCAATGCCGGGCGGCCGATGCTGCTGGAAGGCGGCCTGGACTGGAAGCCGATGGGGTTCAGCCCCAGCGACATGGAGTTTCAGCAGACCAAGGAAGCGGCGGCGCGCGAGATCGCCATCGCCTTTGGCGTGCCGCCGATGATCCTGGGGATCCCCGGCGATGCCACCTATGCGAACTATCAGGAGGCGAACCGGGCGCTGATGCGGATGACGGTGCTGCCGTTGGCGACGCGGGTTCTGAGTGCGCTGGCCAACTGGCTGGAGGATTTTTCGGGCGAGGAGCTGGATCTGCGGCCCGATGTGGACCAGATCCCGGCGCTGGCGGCTGAGCGCGATACGCACTGGCGGCGCGTGGCAGAGGCCGCGTTCCTGACCAATGCCGAAAAGCGCGCCTTGCTGGGGCTGCCAAGCCTGGAGGTGGGCGATGCCGGATGAGGCAAGGCGCTATGGCGAGCCATTCGCCTGTGCGCCGGGGCTGCGGATCGAGGCGCAAGAGCGGATGGCGGCCTTGCAGTTCAAGCAGATCGGCGAGGCGATTGCCAAGTTGGAGATCATCATCGACCGGCTGGAAAAGCGGTTGTGGCTGACGGTCTATGGCGTGGCGGCGGCGATCCTGAGCCAGGCGTTCATGTCGTTCATCAATGTTGCGGGGTAGGGGCATGCTGGAACTGGAACACAAGTTTGCCCGGCTGGGCGGCGATGTCGCCGTCACCGACGGCACCGCGATTTCGGGCTATGCCAGCCTGTTCGGCGCGATCGATCAGGGCGGTGACGTGGTCGAGGCCGGGGCCTACGCGGCGTCGCTGGCGCGGCTGGCGCAGGCGGGGGGGCGGGTCAAGATGCTGTGGCAGCATGACCCGACCGAACCGATCGGCGTCTGGGACGAGGTGCGCGAGGATGCGCGGGGCCTGTGGGTCAAGGGTCGCATCCTGACGGAGGTGGCGCGCGGTCGCGAGGCGGCGACGTTGATCGGGGCGGGGGCGATTGACGGGCTGTCGATCGGCTATCGCACGATCAAGGCCAGGAAAGACGACAAGGGGCTGCGGCACCTGTCGGAGCTGGAGCTGTGGGAGGTGTCGCTGGTGACGTTCCCGATGCTTGTGCAGGCGCGGGTGGCGGCCAAGGGGGATGACCCTGGCGATGCTGCGTTGCGCCGGTTGGCGGCGGCGTTCCAGGACGCGCGCCGTGTGTTGGGGGCCGACCAGGCCCGCCAGGGCTGATCGAGGGAGAGAGAACGATGAGCACACCCGAGACCAAGGCTCGGGCCGGGGAAGGTCTGTCCCCGGCCGAGGAGCTGACCACTGCGATTGCCGGGTTCATGGGCGATTTCAGGCAGTTCACAGGCGATATTCAAGTGAAACTTCAACAACAGGACGAACGGATGACCAAGCTGGACCGGAAGACCATCCTGGCGGGGGCCGCGCGTCCCGCCCTGTCGGCGGCCGCCGAAGTGGAAGCGCCGCATCAGAAGGCATTCGCGGCCTATCTGCGGTCGGGTGATGACGATGGCCTGCGCGGCCTGGAGATCGACGGCAAGGCGATGAGCACGGTCGTCGGTTCGGATGGCGGGTTCCTGGTGGCCCCGCAGACGGCCGAGCGCATCAAGTATGTGCTGAATGCCAATGCTTCGATCCGTTCGATCGCGACTGTCGTGAACATCGAGTCGACCAGCTATGATTTCCTGATCGACCGGGGCGATGTCGGTGCGGGTTGGGCGACCGAGACCGGGGCGATCACCGAAACCGCGACCGGCACGCTGGAAAAGATCACGATTCCGCTGTTCGAGCTGGCGGCAATGCCAAAGGCGTCGCAGCGTCTGCTGGACGACAGCGCATTTGACGTGGATGGCTGGCTGGCCGAGCGGATCGCCGAGAAGTTCGCCCGGTCCGAGGCGCAGGCCTTTGTGGCGGGCAACGGCGTCGACAAACCGCGCGGGTTCAACGACTATGCCAAGGTCGCGAACGCCAGCTGGACCTGGGGTAACCTGGGCTATATCGCCAGCGGCGTTGCGGCGGCGATCACCAATGTCGATCCGATCATCGACCTGATCTATGCGCTGGGCGCTGCCTATCGTGCCGGGGCGACGTTCGTGATGAACTCCAAAACCGCGGGCGCGCTGCGCAAGCTGAAGGATGCGGATGGCCGTTTCCTGTGGTCGGACGGGTTTGCCCAGGGCGAACCGGCGCGGTTGTCGGGCTATCCGGTGCTGATCGCCGAGGACATGCAGGACATCGGGGCGGGCACCCACCCCATCGCGTTCGGCAATTTCCAGTCCGGCTATACCATCGTGGAACGCCCCGACCTGCGCCTGCTGCGCGATCCGTTCAGCGCCAAGCCGCATGTGTTGTTCTATGCCTCCAAGCGCGTTGGCGGGGCCGTTACCGACTTTGCCGCGATCAAGATGCTGCGCGTGGCGGTCAGCTGAACGGCGGTTTGGGCGGGGCATGGGGCCCCGCCCGGCCGGAATGGCGGCGTTCGGGAACGGATCGGAGGCATTTGACATGATGTTGGTCGAGGTGACGCCGGTCGCGTCCGGGGCGCTGCCGGTGGCAGTATACAAAGCGCATCTGCGTCTGGGGTCGGGGTTCACCGATGACGGGCTGCAGGACACACTGCTGGAAGGGTTTTTGCGCGCCGCACTGGCCACGGTCGAGGGGCGGACGGGCAAGGCACTGTTGCGGCGTGACTTTGTCCTGACGCTGGGGGCTTGGCGCAGCGGGGACCGGCAGGCATTGCCGCTGGCACCGGTCAGCGCGGTGGCCAGTGTGGCGGTGGTCGATGCGCAAGGGGCGCAGACAGTCATCGTGGCAAGTGCATGGCAGCTTTACCCCGACATGCACCGGCCGATGCTGGTGTCGCTGTCGGGCGGGTTGCCGACGGTGCCGCAGAACGGGGCTGTCCGGATCACGTTCACGGCGGGCTACGGTCCGGTCTGGGGCGATCTGCCGCCAGATCTGGCGCAGGCAGTAATGATGCTTGCGGCGCACTATTATGAGTACCGCCAGGACGTGAATCTGGGTGCAGGGTGCATGCCGTTTGGCGTGACGGCGTTGATCGAGCGCTATCGTCAGCCCCGGCTGACCATGGGCGGTGGCACATGACGCCGCCGATCCTGAGCCGACCCCTGACACTGGAAGCGGCGGTCCGCGTTTCGGACGGGGCGGGGGGCTATACCACGGCCTGGGAGGCGCAGGGCCAGCTTTGGGCAGAGATCGTGGCCGGAACCGGCCGCGATGTGGCGGCGGTGGGAACCGCGCTGTCGCGGGTGATCTACAAGATCACGGTGCGGGCCGCCCCGGTGGGTGCGCCGTCGCGGCCACGGGCCGAGCAGCGGTTTCGGGACGGAACGCGCCTGTTCAAGGTGATCAGTGTCACCGAGGCCGATGCGGGCGGGCGGTTCCTGGTCTGCCAGGCCGAAGAGGAGACCGCAGCATGAGCTATGGCGTGGCGATGGCGCTGCAGGCGGCAGTGTATCAGCGACTGCTGGCGCATCCGGCGCTGGCCGGGTTGGTGGGCACGGCGATCTATGACGCGCTGCCGACCGGCATCCTGCCGCCGATCTATGTGGCCATCGGCCCCGAGACGGCGCGGGACCGATCCGACAAGACGGGTCGGGGGGCGGAGCACGAATTCACCGTCTCGGTCGTGACCGAGGCGAGCGGGTTCGCGACGGCCAAGGCGGCGGCGGCGGCGGTGTCCGATGCATTGGTCGATGCGCCGCTGGTTCTGGCGCGCGGACGGCTGGTGGCGCTGAACTTTTACCGGGCGGTGGCCGCCCGGATCGGCGCGGGCGACCAGCGCCAGATCGACCTGATCTTTCGCGCCCGGGTCGAGGATGCCTGACAGCATCTGACCCGGGTTCCAAATGAAACCACGAGCACGGAGGGACGGCCATGGCGGCCCAGAACGGCAAGGATCTGTTGATCAAGATCGACATGAACGGGGCGGGTCTGTTCGAGACCGTGGCGGGCCTGCGCGCGACGCGCATCAGCTTCAACGCCGAAAGCGTGGATGTGACCAGCCTGGAATCGCAAGGCGGCTGGCGTGAATTGCTGGGCGGGGCGGGGGTGAAATCCGCCAGCATCAGCGGCAATGGCGTGTTCAAGGACGCCACGACCGACGAGCGGGCCCGCCAGATCTTTTTCGACGGCGTGACCCCCAACTTTCAGGTGATCGTGCCGGCGTTCGGCACGGTTGAGGGGCGTTTCCAGATCACTTCGCTGGAATATGCGGGATCGCACAATGGCGAGGCGACCTACGAGATGGCGCTGGCCTCGGCCGGGGCGCTGACCTTTACGGCGCTGGTTGGCCCGTGATGGTCAACCCCTTTGCCGGCGAGGTCGCGATCACGCTGAACGGTGAAGTGCGGGTTGCCAAGCTGACGCTGGGCGCTTTGGCTGAACTGGAAGCAGCGATTGGTGCGCCGTCACTGGTGGAGTTGGCGGAGCGGTTCGAGAGCGGTGCGTTTTCGGGGCGGGATGTGCTGGCGCTGGTGGTGGCGGGGCTGCGCGGCGGCGGCTGGCAGGGCACGGCGGCCGATCTGCTGACGGCGGATGTGGCTGGTGGGCCGGTGGGTGCGGCGCGGGTGGCGGGCGAACTGCTGGCCCGCGCCTTTGCGAGTCCCGAGGCATGAGCGTTCGGCTGGATTGGCCGGGGATGCTGCGGGCGGGGTTGTCGCAGCTGCGGCTGACGCCGGCCCAGTTCTGGGCGCTGACGCCGGTCGAGTTGATGCTGATGCTGGGTCTGGAGCGGGCCGGCCCGCCGATGGGGCGGTCGCGGCTGGACGAATTGGTGCGCGCCTTTCCCGACCGCAAGGCGGAATAGGCCTGGGAGGAAGACATGGCAGAGATCGGGCAACTGGACCAGTTCAGCGATGAAGTGGGCGGGCTGGAGCGCACGCTGTCGGAGGCGGCGGCGATGACTGCGGCGTTCTCGGCATCGCTGCGCGAGACGCAGGGCACCTTGGGAGCGACGGTGCGCGATCTGGGCAACCTGGAGCGCGGGTTCTCGGGCGGCCTGAGGCGGGCGTTTGATGGGCTGGTGCTGGACGGGATCAAGCTGTCGGATGCCTTGGGCATTGTCGCGCGGTCGATGATCAACACGGCCTATTCGGCGGCGGTGCAGCCGGTGACCGACCATTTTGGCGGACTGTTGGCGAACGGGGTCAATGCGTTGGTGTCGGGGCTGTTCCCGCAGGCCAATGGCGCGCCGTTTTCGCAAGGCCGGGTGATGCCGTTTGCATCCGGCGGGGTGGTCGGCAGCGCCACGATGTTCCCGATGCGCGGCGGTATGGGCCTGATGGGCGAAGCGGGGCCGGAGGCGATCATGCCGCTGGCGCGCGGAGCCGACGGGCGGCTGGGCGTGCGAGGCGGCGGTGGTGGCGGCGTCAACGTGACGTTCAACATCCAGACCCCGGACGTCGCGGGATTCCAGCGCAGCCAGTCGCAGATTGCCGCGCAGATGGGCCGCGCGCTGGGGCGTGGGCAGCGCAACCGCTAGCGGCGGAACTTGACGCAGGTGGTCGCGTGCGACCGAGGAGGCGAGCATGTCGTTTCATGAAGTACGATTCCCGGCCAGCCTGAGTTTCGGGTCGGTCGGCGGGGCGGAGCGGCGCACCGAGATCGTGGCGCTGGCCAACGGGTTCGAGGAGCGCAATACGCCGTGGGCGCATTCGCGTCGCCATTATGACGCCGGGCTGGGCCTGCGGTCGCTGGACGACGTCGAGGCGCTGATCGCGTTCTTCGAGGCGCGGCAAGGGCAATTGTACGGGTTTCGCTGGAAGGACTGGTCGGATTTCAAGTCCAGCCTGCCCACGGGGCAAGTGACACCGCTGGATCAGTTGATCGGGGTGGGCGACGGGGTGCAGACGGCCTT